TTATGCAGCATGCAACAAAAATGATTCTGATCTATACTTTGAAGTAATAGAATTTGATCCTAAGCACTTTGAGAAACTTAAACGAAAAGCAGTTGATGTAATTGCATCAGATGTGCTATTGCCTAGAATTGGAAATAATACTGAAAGCTGGTTTGAATGCAAGTTCTGTGATCATATAAAAGTGTGCTTTGGAAGAGCTGCGCCTTCACAGAATTGCAGAACATGTCACTGGGTAGAGCCTAGCAATGGAAATAAGTGGGTGTGTACATATGGACGTACTGAAATAGGTGATCTGCCATTGAATCTTGAAGAGCAGAAAGCTGGCTGCGATAATCACATGTGTGGAAAGCTGTTCAATGAAGCTCCGTGATTATCAAACCACAGGAACTGCAAAACTGGTTCCATATTTGAAGTATCCGCATAGGCACCCTTGCGTTGCTGTGCCAACAGGTGGAGGCAAATCAGTTATGATTGCAGACTTATGTCGCGCAATCAAAGAGTATAATCCTGATGCAAAAATAATTGTTCTGTCTCACACTCAAGAGATTCTTATTCAAGATCACGCAACAATGGAGAAGTATCTTGATAGACCTATTGGGATGTTCTCCGCTGGCATTGGCATTCGCAGGCTATCTGATATTATGGTTGGTGGAATTCAATCAGTACATAGATTGGCTGCTCAATTTGTAAGCTGCACCCATATAATAATTGATGAAGCACATTCAATATCTAAAAATGAAGGCACTATGTATGCATCATTTTTTGAAATAGTAAAAGCTCAGCGCATAGGATTTACTGCAACACCTTTCCGGCTTGGTGATGGTTTCATATATGGGCAAGGCAAACAGTTTACTGAGCTTGCCTATGATCTCACATCAGCGCATGAATTTGTTAAGCTAGTTGAAGATGGCTATCTTTGCCGACTTACCATGAAAGGAACAGAAGTCAAGCTTGATACAGATGATCTGAAGATATTAGCTGGTGACTTTTCTGAGAAAGATATGTCAAAGAAATTTGATAAATCTGCAATAACAATTAAGGCGGTTGATGAGCTCATAAAGAGAGGGGCAGACCGTAAGAAGTGGCTGATCTTTGCAATAGATATAAGCCATGCTGAGCACATAACTGAAGCATTGCTGCGCCGTGGCATTCCTGCAAATGTTGTTCACTCTAAGATGGGAGACAATCGTGAAAGAGTTATTCGTGAATATAAGTCTGGAAAATACAGAGCTATCGTCAATGTTAATGTTCTCACTACAGGCTTTGATGATCCCTCCATTGATCTTATTGCTTTGCTACGACCAACGCAATCTCCGGTATTACATGTTCAGACTGTTGGACGAGGATTGCGAATTTCAGAGGGCAAAAAAGATTGTCTTATATTGGATTTTGCTGGTAATGTTGCTCGCCTTGGCCCAGTCAATAACATAACAATAAAGGAAAAAGGCAAAGGAGCAAAAGGTGGTGAACCTGCAATGAAGGAGTGTCCAGGCTGTTCAACAATGGTATATCCAAGTGTTAGAATTTGCCCAGACTGTTCTCATGAATTTGTATTCAAAACATTGATCACAGCAACGCCGGATGATAATAAAATTATTGATCTTGGTGAAAAGAATGAAGCATTTTATAATGTACAATCTGTACACTATTCTGCAGTTAAAAAGATTGGGAATCCATCACTTGTTAAAGTTACATACTTGTGTGGCTCCAAGACATTCAGTGAGTGGCTTTGTATTGAGCATACTGGTTATGCAAAAACAAAAGCTGATCATTGGATAAAGTTCCGTGGAGGATCAAAGTGTCACACTGTTGATGAATTCATGGAACAAAAAGACAACCTTAAGTGTGCAATTAAAATTAGGGTTGTGAAGAAAGGAGGTTATGGTGTCGTTGAGGAAAGCTATTTTCGGGACTAAGTATTTCCCCTTATAGACTTTCTTTTTTTATACGCTATAATGTGTGACAGTCGAAGGATAATCCTAGCGGCTGAAATTAAACTTTACTTTTTGGAGCATTTTATGACTGATGAACAATTGATGGAAGTGGAAGCTGATGAATTGAATGAGCAAGAAATTGCGATTCAAGGTTGTTTTGAAGATGCGCTGCAAGCTGGCAAGTCTGAAGATGATATTAAACTGGCCATGATTGCTGGTGGTGCCACTTTCAAAAATGTGACTCGTTTGTACAACAAGTTCATGATTGATGCTGGCTTGGCTATTAGCAAAGCTGATCGTGATGCTGCTGTAGCTGGTATTGTTGGTGATGCTGGATTATTGGTTGACGAAGAAGTGTTTGCTTCCTGCGTATCTGAAATCCTGGAACAAGTGAAAGGTTCTACTGAGCGTTCTGCTGGTGCTATGCTGCGTGGCTATGCAAAAGCGAACGGCGTTGAACTGCCTAAGAAAGCCAAGAGTGAAGGTACTCGTCAGTCTGGCTTCCGATTCAAGTTCTACGCAGCTCTGCGTGCAAATCCTGCGATGACCGAAGCTGAAGCTGATGCTTTCAGTCTGGACACTGCTAATGGTGCTTCTGAAAATGACGTTCGTCAATTCAGCCACTATCAAGCAATCCGTCAGCTGGTTAACGATGTTGCTTCCAAGTAATATCGTTTTGAAATAACACTGTGCCCACTTCGGTGGGTACAGTCGTTTCTGGAGGTCACATGAATGATTTTGTCCCTACTGAGTTGAATAACAAAGCAGAATTATATCGCCAGAGAAATGCTTTGTACGGTGATACATATAAGTTGCAAGGAAATCTAATGGACAAGCTGTTTCCTCTTGGCATACAGCTGGATGGAATATGTGATCACAATAGATATGCAATATTCCAAACGATGATATCAAAAATTTGCCGTTATGCTGCCAACTTTGAAAAAGGTGGACATGAAGATAGCTTGGATGATATCTGTGTGTACGCAATGATGTTGAAAGAGCTTGATGTTGCGCTTGCTGAAAAGAAAAAAAGACAACACTTTCAAGGAGAGTAACCTTGCCATAAACGGCGAGTGAAGCGAGTCCGATTCATGGCGTTGTTATACGTCGGAGGTTACAAGTGGAAATTAAACAATACGACACGCGGTTAATGGACTTGGCTTACATGATTCGCCAGTGCCGAGAAAAAACAAGAGAGGTTACGCGACCATACCCTGACCATGTTCGCAGGCAGGCAGATGCGCTTGAATCACAGATGCTTAATGCAGATATGATTATTGGCGGGCTGATTGGAATGCTGAATGAATCACGAATCGCGCTTTCTCAATCTGTGGAAGCAGCTAACAGCAAAGAAGGCGTATAACACCTGAGTTAAGCCGTGACGCGAAGCGGCGTCGGCTTGAATGAAATGTTAGGTGCCGCCGCGATAAAATTGGAGTGATTAGCCTTGGCCCTTGAGAACTACAAGATTCGTCAGATCGACTACGCGACCGCAATGCGCGTTGTCGTGCGCGAGCACTACCTGCACCGCAAAGCGCCGTGCAGTGTCGCGTTTGGCCTTTTCCTTGGCGATGATCTTAAAGGCGTCGTTTGCTACGGCACGCCAAGCAGTGCGCCGCTACGCAGCGGGATTGCCGGGCCTGAGAATGCCTGCAACGTGGTGGAACTTACGAGGCTCTGGGTTTGCGACACCGTGCCGCGAAATGGCGAGAGCTTCCTGATTGGACGCACAGTCTCAAAGGCCGGAAAGGAGATTGTAGTTTCGTTCGCTGAGATTCAGCAAGGACACGTTGGGATTGTGTACCAAGCAACAAACTGGATTTACACAGGCCTGTCGGCCAAGCGCACGAACTGGACTATTGCCGGTATTGATAAGCACTGCCAGACGATAGCCGACAAGTACACGGCAAAAGAGGTACGGGCGAAGTATGGCGACAGGTTCAGCTTGACGGATCGCCCGAGAAAGCATCGGTACGTTTACATCAACGCCAAAGGGCGCAGGCGCGCGGAGCTTATTGCTTCTCTACGGTACAAGCCAGCACCATACCCAAAGGCACCTAACCCAGAGCTATGGGGCAGACGCGAAGCGGCTGTCCAGTGACGAACGAAGAGAGGAACGACCATGAGCGAGTTGTTAGAAGGCAAACAGGAATCGCCTGAGCGTATTTACGGAGTGAGTCAGTCACAGTTTAGCGTTGCTAGGTATTACGGAAGATGCAAGTTTGCTGGTGAAACATACCACTACGATGCAAATACGGATTCACTTGTTCGCATGGATATATGGCGGCAACAGATCAAAAAGGCAGACAAGGTTGCGGATGATTATGCAAAGAAAGAACGCGAGAAATGGCAGGCAGCACTAGGCAGCTTTGACTTCTAACCCTGTGGTAAGCGGCGGAACGTCCGCTTGACCACGTTGTTATGTGTCACCAACAGGAGAATATAAATGCCAGAAGAAACGATAGAAATACCAAAACGATTGCTTGCTGACCTTGTTTATTTGTGGAACATGCGGGCGCACAGGAAATATGGATCACCAAACCATTCGCACAGAGTCCCCGGTGTATGGGATAGCGACAATGGTGATTTAGCAAACAGGCCATGTGCAGAGTGCGCCATTTATGACGAAGCGCGAAGGCTGATTGGTGACACATAACCCTGCAATAAGCGGCTAGTCCGCTTGATTGCGTTGTTATGCACAAAACACAGGAATGATTATGGCTATTGAATTACTGAACATAGACTGTATGGAATACATGCGAACGCTGCCAGACAATTCTTTTGATTTGGCTATTGTTGATCCGCCTTATGGGATAGGCGAAAACGGGGATAGAAATGCAAGCCGTGGAAAGCTGGCCGTTGCAAAGGATTACAAAGCGTTTGCTGGTGGTGATATTTGCGCCCCTGATAGCGCATATTTTGAAGAATTGCGAAGGGTTAGCAAAAACCAGATTATATGGGGGGCAAACCATTTTATTGATAATATGCCATTTAACTGCAGCAGCCCCTGTTGGGTTGTTTGGGATAAAGAAAACGGCGCTTCTGATTTTGCAGATTGTGAGCTGGCATGGACAAGCTTCAAAACAGCGGTAAGGCGCTTTAAGTTTCAATGGGCGGGTATGCTGCAGGGTGACATGAAAAACAAAGAGCTACGCATTCACCCAACACAAAAACCCGTAAAGCTATACGAATGGCTTTTAGCCAACTACGCAAAGCAAGGCGACCGGATACTAGACACGCACCTTGGTAGCGGCAGCAGCGCGATTGCAGCGCATTACGGCGGGTTTGATTTTGTAGGGTGTGAGCTTGATACAGATTACTTTAACGCAGCAAGCAAGCGGTTTGAGCAGGCTACTGCGCAGATCGCGCTGTTTGGCGTATAACACTGACTTAAACGAACGCAGCCGCAGTTTTTCCTATACATGCGGCATAGGGGAGAGGGTATGAAACTTAATTACATATTAGCAGCAGCGCTATATCTGGCAATGACTATTACTGGGTCAGCTATTAGAACAACTGACACATACCGACAAATAAATGGCGCTTTTGTTAATGTCGGGGATAGTTGCAAAGCCAGCTATCCAATTGACTATATCTTATACACAAAGTTATTTTGCCCAATCCAACCCCCAGAGGTTAAGCAATGAACATGCGGGAGAGCTTTGAAGCGTGGATACAGTCTCGCTATCCAGAATACCCGCTTGATGTTGAGCTTGGCAATTGTGGCAGGCCGGATAGCTACACATGCAACCCACCAAACGCCCTGACAGCGGATAATACAGCGCTTGCCAATTCTTCTGTCATGCCGTCTTCCTTACACCAGCGGTATAGATCGAAGTCAGCATGAAAGCGCTTTGATCCTGGAATTGCGCCGATGCTGATCAACTGGTAAAGCGCATCATGGCCTGCACTGCCCCGCATAATCTCAGGCACATCGGGGCAGCACGTAGCGCCGTCCCACGCATAGCCTTTATGCAATATGAGCCTGCCATCGTTCCACAGTGATATGTATTCTGTCTTGCAGGATATGCCGCGCACGGATGTTTTTAAGTGCAAGTCTTTTGTGCGTCGGTATTTCCACTTGCACAGCGACTCGAAGCCGTTATCTATCTCAGGCTTCATTGTATCGTTTTGCCGTTTTGCAGGTCTTCGATAGTCAGTCCACCGGTATATTGCAGGTGCGGAAACTCTTTGAAGGTTTTCCAGCGTCCAGCCCACTCAAGCCCGATGCTCTCCCCTATCATGCCGCAGCGCATCCATAGCTCAAGATCGTCACGGTCGTCATCAGTAGGATCATTGTCGATACCGTTGCCCACTGTGCCCCAGACTGGTTTCCCATAGCGTAATGGCACGAAGTCAAACGCTAGTTTCCAGTTGTGCCAGCTCTGGCCTGCCTTGGCGTTAGTCACCTTGCGACCTTTTGTAGTGCGTCCTTGAGCGTACAGCGCGTCCTGCGCCTCGTGATCCCGATAGGTGCTAGTGATGATAACGTCGATGCCAACATCCTTACACTTCTGCACAAACTCCGCAGCCATCACAGCGACCTTGGGGTGAAGGTCTGTTATCTTCCGTGAGTTGATCATTGTCTACCCCCAAGCAGCGCAGCGTCTTTGTTGGCGCTGGATCGACTTGTGCCAATCCAGTAGCTAACAGCGCCGGTAAATAATCCGGTTATCTGGCCAAGCAAGTACACAGCCATCTCCCTATTGGCTGGCGGCACTTCAAATCCCATCAAGCCAATGCCGACAGCAACCGTCATCAAGGCCAGTGCAATAGTTATAGCTGATGGCATCCAGTGTCCAGCGTGCGCCTGCCGCGCGCTCTGAATATCAGAAAGCTCAGCCTCTAATGTTCTAACCTGCAATTCGCGAATATGCTGACGCTCGTCGGCTTCTAGCTGTTTAATTTTTAGCAGCGTGTCAGGGTCTTGCTTGATGCGCTCAAGCACAGATTCAGGGTCCGCAGAAGTTCCAAGGGTTGAGGCGATCAATGCCCCAGCAGCGCCGCCAGCTGGACCACCCAAAAGACCACCAAGAATTGGCGCAGCATCAGCAACGGCGCGCCCTACCTTTTCCCAATTGAAAGCCATCAACCACCCCCTGTTGGTGCAGCATGCACCCAATGGATAAACGCTTGCACAACCAGAGAGCCAATCCATGCCAGCGCGCCAATGACCGCAGTGACAACAGAAACAACCACAACACCAACAGCGGTATTGGTAATCTTTTCCCAGTTTTCTTGACGTTTTTTTAGCTGCGCCATGCGCATTCTGCGATAGGCAAGAAAATCACTCAGCTGCGGCAGAAAGTCGCTCAATGTTTCATGATGAATTTTGTGCGTTTCAGGATCGACAGAAGCGCGCTCGGACAATACCTCCCTGACGCACTCCTTGATTAGCTCTGCTTCCACCCCAGATCCCCTTGCGTTTTATTAACTAAATACTGCGGTCGCAACGCTTGTTGCATAACTAGCATGGCCTGCGGTATTAGGATGCACGCCATCAGGAATGTCGCCTATATCCACAAACGGCTTACCATCGACAAGCTCACAAAATGCAGTCCTGCCAACAACAGCGGCAGCGATTGCATCGCGGTAATCTTCCAGCGTTGAGCCTAGACCGTTTGCTGTCTCTACTGCGCGCAAAATCGGTGTCTGGCAGTAGATGTAAAGGTCTGGCATTGCGGCGTGAAGGGCATCCAGCAGCGCAGCATAAGCCGTACCAAAATTAGCAGCAGTCCATAGATTCAACCCGTAGTCGTTTGTCCCTGGGGTCATGTAGAATTTGATAGGATTGTATGCGGCAACTTTTGCGACAAACGCTGTGCGCGCTGTACCGTCAGAGCAATCATCATGCAGTGACCTGCCGCCCCACGCCTCTACAGCAAGGGGCGGCACACCATCAAATAGTGTATTGATTGCGCTTCTAATCAATAGCGGATAAGCATTTTGCGTTATCGGGCTTGCATCAGACCCAGCCGTTATGCTGTCACCGTACAATAACAAGCAGTCAGACACCTGCCCGCCAATCTGTAACATGCTTTGATCAGCCCTGATCGACGTTACAAAGCTTCCCTTAATGCCGCTGTTGCTAGTCTGTAAGCCGTGGACAAAAGAAACAGTCTTCGAGCCAGCAGGTAGCGAGATATAATACTCATTCATTGAAGAAATTGTGGCGTCTATCTGCTGATTGAATGACCCATTAACATACACGCCAATAGCTGCATAATCGGGGTAGTAATCGTATACAGGGGAAGATATGCCGACAAAAAAATCAGTGGCCGATGTCAGTACGTCTACATGGGAAAATGTCGATCCATAATGATAGGTTGTCTCTGGTGTAAAGACAGCGGAATCAGAATAGAACGCCGGATAGAATGAACCCGATTTATTTTTAAGGTACGCTTCAACAACCGCTATTTCAGATTCTGACAGGATTCGGTCAAAGCACATAGCGCCATAGATATATCCATCAAGTTGCGTAATCCCGCCGCCCAGCTTGAATGTGTATTCGCCAAAATTTCCGCCGCCGGTGTCTCCTGATCCGTAATCTGTAAGATCAAATTGCGCACCGTCTACCCTGAGCGTAGGGTTTTCTGTGGCTTGTGTAGCGCCTGCAAGATTGCATGTTGCCAATGTTGTAATAGTGGAAGCGCCAAAACTGGCAGTTGCCCTAGCGCCAAATGGAAGCGCCCCGCTTCTGTACAGAATAGCGCCGCCCAAGTATGTCCCGAAATCAAAGGTTCCGGCTTCTGTGGTGACAGAACCAAAAGACATGACAGAATAATCTGAGGCGATAGCTGTTTTAAATGTGGCCGCAATAGTCAGCTTATCGGATGCTGAAAAGTCAATCGTAGCTGACTCCAGATCGTTTACGCCGTCATAGCTCAGTCGATAATATCCAAGCCCGTCAACCTCCAGGGTTGGTCTATTGGCTTCTACAGCTTGTGATAGATGATTACCCTTGCCGGATTTATCCAGTATTTTTCCGACAGGCTGCCCGGTCGCAGTAACTGGAACAGTACCGGCAGCATCCTGAAACATCGTCGGGAAGTCGGACGGATCGTACCAGCAGCCCTGTGTGCATGATGCAAAAATAGCAAGAATTGCCGCATCTTCGCTGATGACGGGGTGTGAATCCTGCCCCATAATTGCAGACAGAAAAGCTGTATTCATGATGTCTTGCCAGAGAAAACAAACTCTCCCAAAGCGTCACACAAAAAGCCAACGGTCGCATCTTGCCCTGCTGTTTTTGTGTGATCGTCGAAATTGCGGAGCGTTGCGTCTCCACCAAATGTTATTTGCCCCTCTCCAGCCTGCACCACTACAAAATTAAATCCGGGCGATGCAATAGCCAAATCAAGGCCGATTGTAAGAGACACGTCTGCGTCGCTTGTGAACCGCAGAACTTTTCCATAATCAGCATCTTCGACAGCGTAGCTCGTGCCGTCTATCTCTTTAACGACCAGCTTTTCTTTTACCTGCAAGAATTGCCAAAGTCTGTCAATGTCGCGATTGAGTAAAGATGCCAGCAGATCGCCTGTGTTTTGGTAGTCGGTGTCCCTAGTTGGTTCCGGGGATAGACTGATAACAACATTGCCAACCCCGACAGCTGGCGCAGCGTCCAGCGTTACAGTTGCGCCAGCCATTACACCAAGATCTGTTACCGTGAAATCGGTGTAATCATCGCCGTCCACAGTGACGGAAATATCTTCCTGCCTGAACACAACAAAGTCTGTTGTGAACTCGACAGCAACCCCATCGCCGTTGTAAGCATTTTCGGTATTTTGCACAGCTGAAAGCATCAGCGCCCCCTGGGGTTATAGCTCTAGCGCGACATCGAATACGCCCGCATTATGCTGCCAATTTTGCCCCTCATAAGGTGTCAGGTTCTTGTCATTATGCTTGTGCGACTGTATGCGCTCCGGTGTGTCAATGATCGCAGCGGACACTGCATCAATGTCATCATCTGCTTGTGATCTGGCAAGCGGGTTAAAGTTTTTCATTTGGTCAACTGCTTCGCCCTCATGCACCGAGACATGCGCCCACAGCATGCCTGACAACAGAAGCGGCTCCATTGCTTCCAGAATGCGCCGCTGTTTGTTTGCCACAGATGCCTGCTCCGACACCCCGCACGTCAGCTTGCGTTGTTTGAGCGCGGCCTTGAGCACAGCAGGAGCGAAGCCCCCGATTCCGTTTGTCTCGACTGTAACCTTTGGCGCATGCAGCGACTGCACAATGTCGCACAGCTGGAACACCTGCCCGCCGGTAATTGTCTTGCCATCTTCCGCAAATGTTGCAATGTCACCAGATAGCCTTTCTGCCCTGTGCCAGTATCTTCTGCCGTGAACGTCCTGCAGGACAACCGCCACACTTGAAGCATCGGAGTCCACCTTGCCGCCGGACGGGTCCCACCTGACCGACATCCCAACAATCTGCGTCTTGCCAAGCCACATGCTGGCCGATCCGTTTGCTTTTTTCAGCACTGGCTCGCAGTCGTAAGCTGGCATTCTTTCAGGATCGAGGCGCGTTTCTGTCACCGGCCTGCTGTGCAGCTGGTATTGGCTGTCCCAGCTGTTGATGGTGCGGGTTTTCTTGCGCCGCTTTAGCATTTCCTTTGCGTCAAAACGCTCCGGCCATGCACTGCCAGAATAGAAATCAATCAGTGAATTGGGCGCTTCCGAGAACTTGATTTTTACCGTGCTGCCTTTGATGATCAGCTGGTAATCCTTGCCGACAGCAAGGGACTTTGTTTGCGGTCCAATCCCAAGAAAAACAAACTCTGGCGCAAACGGCAGGCTGTATTCCTTTTTGTCCGCGTTTTCTATCCGGTGCTCTTTTTGAAACATGCGGATTGTCAGGCAGTCAGCGCCAGCCCTTTCGACTTCATCGTAAAGGGAGTCGTGCGCGTGAGGCGTTCCAATGTATAGCGTCCTGCCGCCTGGAATCATTATGTGAACTTGCTCATCAAGCCGGATGCGCAGCTTCTCCCGCGCTTCTGGCGTGCCAATGTTCTGCGGCACTTCTACATCGTCGTTTTGTATTTCGGTCGCCCGGTGCCCAGTGACCGTTGACATAATCCCGCGCGCATACAGGCTGCCATAGCGCACATCGTCTGTGCCATTCACCCACCAGCGCTGCGTCTCGCCTCTGGTTTTCCTGCAGTCAACACACAGCGGGTGCATTTCGAGCACCCTTTCTGTTCCACGTGACACCTTGTAAGCGTCTGGGTCAGTCGATCCTTGGTGCAATATCTGCTCATGCGGGTTTGTGTAGAGCATCCAGGCATTGTAAATATCAAGAATCGTTGACTTGCCAAAACCACGAAAGCACCTGAGCACCCCGACATCGCCACGATTCTCGAGCCAGTGACATGCCTGCACATGAATCAGCGGCACATCCCACCGCATGCGCTCTGCCCACATCAGGAAGAAAACAAGAAAGCTAACTTTTTTAGTGCCTGACTCTTGGCGCATCGCGTTTGTTCAGCTTGTCGAGCATTTTGCCTGCCATTTTTTCAGCCGCTGCGATTTTTTCATCTAGCTCTGGCTCCTTGTACGGGTCACGCCCAAGTGCCTCCTTGGTATTGGCTGCCAGTTTTTCAACGGATCCGGCCAGCACAAAGGTTGCCTGCGCGTTTTTCTTGCACCAGTAGCGGTTGCCCCTTGTTTCCTGATCAACGTCTGCCAATGGCTGGCCAGCGCCCGGCCAGAAATCCGGGTCCGCTTCCTCCAGCACAACGTCAATCAGCTTTTCACTCAATTCCTCAAGCCGTTTTTTCTGATCATCCCGCATTATTCTCCCCCCATTGCTGCAAGATCCGGCGCGCGCTCTGGCAGGTTTTCTCCTGGCTCCCACCAATACTGTTGCCCGGTGTCTTTTTGCGCCCTGCGCTTCATGCGTTGCAGATAACCAGGTGATGCAAACTCCATTGCGTCCTGCCAGATAAGGTGGTCCATTGCGGATTTGATATACCAGAGCGACGCGCCGGGGGTATTGCCCTTCACGTACTGCACAACCTTGCCGCCAACATCAGCTGGCTTGCCGTCTTTCATGTCTGTGACGGCCTCGGCAGCTATGGATAACGGCTGCAACACCAGCGAACCAGTTGGCCCCAGCATGACGCTGCTCAATGTGTCGCCATATTTTGTTTTGCCGCCGTACAGGAAATCCCCGTAAATGCCCAGCGCGCCGCCTTTCGTGAATGCCGCGCCAAAAAATGCCGGTGTCGTAATGTCGCGCGGGTCTTTGCCCGCCAGCAAGTCGCCTATCAGCACAGCCACGCCGCCCAACAGTGTTGTGCCGACGATGTGCCGCGACAAGTAAGCTGCTTTTGCTGTGCCTGTAGGCTGCGCCATGCCGCGCGAAATGTGTTTCATGGCCATGGCAATGCCAAAGGATTTGAATTGCCAGAATGATCTGGCCAGCTCGCCTTGCACTGTGCCGGCTTGCGAGTCGCCATACATCCAGGCGCGCTCTTTGGCTGATGGTTCAATGATTGCCATGCGCGCTTCGTCACCTACAACACCGGCCAGCTTTGTGGCTGCCATGTCTTTCAGTTTTGCAGCATCAGCGCCCAGTAGCGCGTCATCAATCCGATAAATATCTGCCGGGGTCAATACGGTGTCGCCCTTGCCTCTAATGTCTGTGGTATCTGCTTTCTGCCAGATTGCCCAGTCCTCAGCAGTCACGCCCATTTTTTCAAAGCGCGCCCGGTCAGATTCGTCAATCTGGTCAAACCCTTTGCGGGTCAGGCTGCCAATCACGTCCATCATTTCCAGCGAGAAAGCCTGCCTGCGAATGTCGGTGATCTGTGACAAGCCGGACGCGCGCATTACAGCGCCTGTCAGCTTCTGTAAAGCGTTGGCAAACTTTCCAGCCACACCGATGGAATCCCCCAGCCCTTCAGTGCCCCACCTGTCAAGGCCGGACAGCGTCGCCTCAAGACCTAAGCCTGCGCGCCGTGCCGCTTCTCGCATTTCAGGATTGCGCAGCAATTCCATTTCCTTGGCAAGCACGTTTTTATATTTGAGATTATTGAATAGCGCAGTATTAAACATCGTCGCATGGTCGGTGATAGATGAAATAATTGCACTGCCAAGTTTTGCGCCCGTCTGGATTGACCGGATACCGCGCATTGTGTTGGCCACTGCATGATTGGCCGCGCCTGCGTTTGTGCCGGAGACATACCTGTAAAGCGTTTCAAGCTCTTTGGCTCTGCCGTCAACGCCCTGTGCTTTTTCCGGGTCGGCCATCTTTTGCTTGGTGGCGGCGTAGTCAAGCAGCTCCTTGAAACCGTGGTCTGCGTTTGGCCCCATTGTTTCCACCAAGGCAATATCGTTTGCTATGCCTTTGATATGCCCCTGCAGTACACCAAACAATGGCTGCTCGCCGTACTTTTCCCAGTATTTTACGTGTGCATCAGCGCCGGCAAAATGGATTTGCCTGTGCGCGTTGCCACGGTTGGCGCGACTTCCCCCGACTTTCGCTGTGCCAGCTTCGCGCTTGTTTGCGCCATCGGTTGAGATGGTGACATAAGCTTCGTCAAGAAAAGATTTCAGCTCTGTGTCATTCATCAGCGCACCGTCATCTTTGACGTACTTCTCGCGATTCAGCAGCGGCATGATGTCTTTTACCCACGCATCTTTTCCAGCCCTGACAATCAAGGCGTGGCTGTGATGGTGCGGCATGTCGTAGGACTCCAGCTTGCCAATATCCCCGCCGCCACGATTGAAGCGCTGGCGCAGGCTTTCACTGGTGTCGTGAAATGCTTTTGCGCCCTGCTTGGCCAGTGGATTCCCGGAGTCTTCGCCGTGCAATTCCTTGATCAGATCCAGCGTGCCTTTCTGGTCTTCAAACAAACCAAGGATTTTCGGATTGGTGGCCTGCAGAGTGTCCAGCATATTGCCAAATGCCATGTTGCCAATTTCGCGCGCCTGCGAAAAAATCGACAATCTGCCGCTGCCTTTCGGGCTAAAGTCCAAGATGTCTTTTATCTTGTCCAGTGCATTGGCTTGGTCTGTGTCAACATACGTGCGCAACTTGGCCTGCGCTTCTACCTGGTAAATCTTGCGCTGCGCTTTTAATTCAGCATCGGCCACCAATTCAGCCGCTGCATTTTCTGCTGCTCTCAGTACGCGCTCAGCTGGGGTCATTGACAAAATAGCTTCCCTGTCCTGGCGCGCCATGCGCTGGATTTCATTGGATAGCCTAGACTCGATTTCTGCCAATTCAGACGGGCGCGCATCACGCCCCAGCACAGCAGATACAGCCTTGTTGCATTCAGGTCTCATGTTGTAAACCTCATTGCGCACAGCGCAGCAGCTTTAAAGCCTTCCTTGAGTGACGCAGCGTTGTCCGCTTCAGCAGCGGCTTGCAAGATAGCCTCCCTGCCAGAAACAGGATTGCCGTTATCATCAAGGACGGTAATGGTTTCGTCTGCAGTCAGCGCTTGCTGGACTTCAGGGCGGGCGGCATAGCCGGACATCGGGGCTTCAGCGTAGGCTTTGCCGATGTCAGCAATGACAGCATCAGCCTTGCTATTCGACCCCATTGCGTTATTGATGCCGCCAAGATTATGCGTGTCTGCCTCGACATACCGCATCGGCGTATCACTATTGGCTGCCCTTTCAAGCGATGCCTGCAGCTCCCTGTCAGAATTCAGACCAGAAACAGCGTTTTTGTCCGCTGCTTTGGATGCCTGGAGCTCTGCGGCCGCTTCTGGCGCAAGCCCGTCGGCCTTGGCCATTTCCATGTATTTTTGTGCGGCGTATTCGTCCGGGTTTACTGGGGCTGGCTTTGACTCCGCATCCTTGTAAGACAGCAGTTGGCTGCGTATATCTTCAGCGTCAGCCCTTGGCGGCTTTTGCTCGAATGCAGCTTCACGCACCATCGAATCATCAAAGGGTTTGTCACGCAGCAGGTGGTCAAGCCCCATGTCCATGTTCGTCTGGTGCGCGTTGAAATCAGCATCCGATAGCGGGCGGCCCGGTGCGGAATCAACGGCATATGACTTAAATGTTGCAAGCGCCGCAATGGCATCCTTATGCGTTTTCGTCAAGACAGCATTGCCGATCATTGAGTTAATGCTATTTTCAAGAGACTGGCTTCCGCTTCTAATTGCATCCCCTGCTTTTTTCCCTACGGCAGAGTCTAAAACATCAGGCTGCGGGTATTTGCTTTTTGCTTGCAGCGCGCCAAAAGCCACGCCCATCAGCCCATCAACAGCCATTGACTGCAAATCAAAAGCATCAAAGTTTTTTGCCTGCGCGCCATATCCTGCGTCGTCAAGTATTTCGCCTGTTGCGCCGCGCTGCACTATGCCTTGAGCGATGTTTCCTATTGTGCCCGTGGCTATTTTTGAAGATGCGCTCTTACCAAATATGGGCAGCCATACGCCAACAGCAGTTGCAACTCCAGCAACCGCGCCAACCTGCTGCGCTGTTTCGGCATCAACCCCGCTGCGAACCATGTCCACAGCTGTGCCCATCTGAGCGTTTGCCACCATCAGAGAGGGATTCCCTGCGCCTATCACCAGCTGGCCAAGCCCGCCAACCAATTCGCCGGCCAGCTGGCCCGCCTTGCCGACCTCTTGAGGGCCGGGTGCCCAATAGTCCATGGCATTGTTTACTGTGTCATCGACTACGTTTTTGAAATACCAATCCTGCGCGCGCGTTTCGTTCCTGCCTGTAATTGCGCTATTTACCGCATCGCCAATAATTGGCAGCACTGCTCCGGCCATTGCAACAGTTTGCCCGGTGCGCGCAAATGTTTCGCGCATAACGCCTTGGCCTACGCCAGACGCAAACCCGTCCCACGTTCCCGGATCTTGCTGCCCGTCTTCTATGCCAACTTCAGCAGCTGAAGCCTCGAAGCTCTGGCCAAGGTTTTCGTCAAAATCATAGATGCCAGACATCAGCGCACCTCAATGTATACAGGCCGCCCATCTTTCAGAATGGGCGCTCTGCCCGATGTAATGCCGTACCTGCCATCACCGGCAGGCACAAGATTGATATTGTCAAAGTCAACAGATAGCCCGAGCTGCTGATAACTGGCCTCTGCCTTGCTGGTGAATGTGTCTTCATCCATCCCCCAGGGGGCAAGCACGGTTTTCCCGTTATGCTCGACAGGCGCGCCCAGTACAGCGTTGATAGATTCGCGCATCAGCTTGGGGTCAACCATGCCGGACACGTCGCCATCCTGCGCTGCGCGGCCAGCGTAGTACGCTTTCACGGACTGCATGCCGGTTTGGTATGCCTTGGGTGCGTTTGCGAATGCGCCGCCAGCAAACTGGTCAAACTGTGCAGCAAAGTCCGCGTCTTTCGGCAGCGGGAATTTCGCATCCTTGTCTTTGATGATCGCATTGCCTTGAAGCATCAGTGCAGACACATCCTTGCTGGCTGTTTTGGTATCAGGCGAAAAGAAATTGCGCTCAATGACCGTTGATTCCTGCTTGCTGGCCAGCATGCCTGCAAACGCTGTCACAGGTTCATCCGGTGCAATCTGCTGCATGATGGCCTTGTATTCCTTGCCGCCGCCCGATGCTTTGTTCAGGCCGCCAAAAAACTGCCGTTGCTGGTCTGGTGGCATCTTCGCCACTTGCGCTTTGAGTGCGTCGGCTTCCTGTGGTAAAAGCAGCGTTGGCTTGACTTCTGCGCCGTGCTTTTGCTGCAAGGCTGTGACCGTTTCCATTCTGTCGCGCAGGTTTGAAAACAGTTTGCCGCCATCGTCCGGCTGCATGACTGCATTGAAATCCAGCGGCTCGATCTTTGCGCCAAGCCGTTCTTGCGAATACACCAGCGGGCTTTCCGTCAGTGTCTTTTTGTTGGCATCAAATACCCGGCGCAATGAATCCAGATTCGTCTTGTCCTGCACAGACCCGCCGTTGGTGGTCAGGTTTGATTCCATCTGCTGGATAGTGGCCTGCTGCTGATCAATCGGCACTTTCAGGAATTGCTGAATCTGTTGGCCTTGCTCAATTTTCGCCTCTATGTTTCCAGCCGCTGCTGTACCGGAGCCAATGGTTTTCCAGTTGTCGATCATGTCAGGCGTTGGCGGTATGCCGGAGGCGTTCTGGCGTTCAATATCCTGCAAAACATTCATTGCCCGCACTTCGCGCTTGGTGGCCAGCATTTCATTGTGCTGTTCAATCCGGCTAATGTTGTTGCTGATGTTGTTCTGCAAGCCAAGGCGCTTGCCTGCGTCGATCTTTTCGGCGTAATAACCATCACTGGCCGCAAGGTCATGCTCAATGGCGCGCAATTCAGACAGGTTGTCGCCCGCTTCTAGTAGTCTTTGCTGGACATGGTTCTGGTAGTTGCCTTCAATGAAGTCGCGTTTCTTCGCTTCCCACTTGTCGCCATACGCCATGCGGCCCTGCTCTTCCATCGCATCAATGCCAGCATTGATTCCTTCAATGTCAGCACCAGGCAGACCTGCGCGCTTGCTTTGCGCATCCAGTATTCCGTCAATATCAGATTGAAACTTTCCAATTTTCGCCTGCTCGATGTGCGGCATTAAATCAATACGGCCACGCTGCCCCAGCTGGCCTATTTGCCCATCGAATTGCGCCTGCATAACCGGATCAAGCCCTTCAACCTTCGGCATTTCAACTGCTTGAATCGCCTCCTGATATGCCTTATCTGCCTGCTCATGTGATAGCTTCCCTTCGCGCATGTCTTGCATTATTTGCTGCTTGACCGTTTCGGTTTTCAGCTGCGCTTGGCCAATGGCGTTTGCTGCTTCAACCTGCTTCATTGCGCGTTGCTGGCGCTTTTGCTCATCAAGCGCTTCGCCAGCTATAGCCATGCCGGCACCAGCCGCACGGTTCAGCGCCACATTGACAGCATCAAAGCCTTCAGTATTTACCTGCGAACGCTGGGCAGGATCAGCGCCGCGAACACCGAAATTACCTAAAGGGATCTCAGCCATCACATAGTCTTCCAGTCAGTTTTCACAACAGCTGACCCAAGCGTTGTTGCTGCGTCAATGTAGCTCGCGTCTTTTTTCTGCTCGCCTGCGATTTTGTACGCTTCACCTTGCGCATTGATGCGGCTTGCCCGGTCAGCTGCGCCAAAGATGCCCATTTGCGCATCGGTTTCTGCGCGTGTGGAAATGTCTTTATTGATTTCCTCTGCTGTGCCGCCGCCAGTTATATCAACGCCGTTGGCCGCCATCTGTGCATTGGCTGCGCTGGTAGTCCTGCGAGCCTGTCTGCGTATGATTGACGCATCAACTTGCGCAGCACCTTTTGCCGCGTCCGCATCAGCGTTGGCCTGATCCTGCTGGTATTCGCCCATATCTTCAGCGGCTTTCCCTTGCTCGATTGACGAGTAGCCCTGCACTGCGGCCATGCCAAGCATAAATAATGCCGGATTACACATTGAACACTCCTTTCGTAAACAGATAAAAATCTTTATTTTCCCCGGTTGGCTCCTTGTGAAGATCAAAACCGAGCCACACCAGCCACTGTTGCGCTATCTTGTTATTGATATGCACATAATTAAAAAGCCTTTTGTATTGCTGCTGCATGCGATCAACGTCGGGCCTGCAATTCATAAGGAATGTCTTTTTGATTTTCACAATTGCATCTGTGGCTAGTAACCATGGCGAGCCGGTTTCTTCGTCGCAGGGTGAAACGCCCCATATAACAGAGGGTAATCCATCCACCAGGGCGACTTTGCACCAGTCAGATTTCGCCCAGCCATCCAGCAGCAAATCAACAGGATCACCACCGGATGCCTGTAATTCTTTGCGATCTTCGTCGCGCATGTTGTAAGCGATATGCACTGCATCTTCAAAAAGCGCATCCCGAATAGTCACCATCAGTCATTCACCGTGATTTTTTTGATCACAGACAGCACATGAAAAGGGTGCGGCAGCGCGTGTGTTATTTCTATCTGCGCCTCTCCCCTTTCCCATCCAAGGTTTTCCATCCTGTATTCGCCTGAAACCGGCACCAGTGGCGTGTCCAGCTTATCCCTGCCCAACCTGCGGAACTCTACTTCTTGCCCGTTGATTACAAGCCCAAGCGTTTCAAGAATGCGCACAGTGATTTCATTGATGCGCATGCTGTTGCCCTGCGCGCTGCCTGATGGAGAACCGATTTCAGGGGTCAGCGTGACAATCCTGCGCGTGAATGGAATCCCGATTGAATAATCGGAAACAGTGTCTGCGATTGTCAGCGTGCCTGTGTCAACATCCACAACACCGCTTGGCTTTATCACGCCATCACCAAGGACAGTGACCGCTACGCCTCGCAAATGCTTGTTGGTTACGACAGTGCTCATAAATAGGTCACATATTCGTCAATGATTGCTTTCAATTCCGCAAGCTCTGTGCCGTCAAGATACGCACCTGCAAACCATGCCGACATGCTTGCATCGCTCAAGTTGGAATAAGTGCCGTTTTCATTAAATGCCAACAATGAAACCTCTGCAGTGGATCGCTGAAGTATTGATCCAGCGCCCGATGCAATCGCCGTGCTGTCTTTAAGAACCTGCATGGTGTGCGTCTGTCTTCTGACAGTCAGCAGCCCGCTACCCACAACCCCGGCAATGGTCGCTGCGTTTGTGGCGTTCATTTTTCCAATCAGCGTGTCGGTTGCTGTTGTCTCTATCAGCGAAACCGTCTGATCCGTGGACGATCCATACGCGCCAAAATAGGCAGCAGTCGCCCCAGCAGTCGGCCTTGCTGTCACATAGCCGCCCATTGCTGAAAAATGCGATTCGTAATTGACACCATCGCTTGATGGTATAAATGCCGTGTTGAATCTTGAGCCGGCTGTTGTGCTGCCGGATATGCCAACGTCAGCAGTGAAGGATGCAGAGCCGGCCAGCGTCCCCTCTTTTGTTCCGCGCTTCCAATCAAGATAGGCAGCCTGCGAATCAGCAGCAGCAAACATGTAAAACGAGTCGAGCTTGTCCCATATGCCTGCGTCTTTTAACGCAAGAATGGCATCATTGATAATGCGCTTTCTGCCATCCGTTGGAGGTGTTGTCATTCTTGCAAACAACAATTCAGCCTCTGCATCGTAAGGCGCAACAGTTTCCGTTATTTCTGAATCTTCGCCTGCGCAGTCGTGATAAAGCGTTGGGTCGAATCGCTCGATATAACGCACATCCTCGTTTGGGTCTTCGCTGGGTTCGTCTGTCAGATCTCTTTTAATTGTGCGCTTCACAACAAGCCAAACATCATCAGTGTCGCCGTTCGGGATAGACACGACACTTTCAAAAACGCCATTGCCTGAAGAGTGGCGCGCCCAGCCAATGACGTTCTGTTCCCTGTCAATGGTGCATGACACAAGCTCACCGGCCTTTGTCACAACCCACAAAACGGAATAAGGTTCTTGCTGGTAGGCCATTTCCTTCAGGCCATCAGAAAGCATGTGATCAGCCAGGGCAGACACATCCGGGGAATTATAAGAGTCGTTTGCATACTGGTAAGACATGGCGCGCACGCGCTTGCCTGCACGCTGCGGGTATAAAATCTCTGCGCCTATTCTCACAGGTGGCGCATTGTCGCACCCAAAGGCAGACTGCGATTTCACCTGCACGTTTGTCGGTGTGACCGGGCGCTCTACGCCACCGAGAATTGCATACTCGCCACCCGTTGACAGAACTACAATGCCGTTGTTTTCTGTAATGTGCCGAACGTCAACCACTTCGCGAGACGATATTGTTATGCTAATAGCGTCAGAATCATCTGTCCCTAAGTCGTTGTTGTAATACTCGCCAATGCGTGACATCCAAACGCTGTTGGGGTATGCGGGCGAACCAGCAAAAATCAGCCGCTGAGTGGCAATTGTCACTGCGCCAGGGTATCCGTTCGATGGATTCCACACAGGCAGCGACAGCGACCATGCATCCTTCACAGCAGTGACAGCAGAAGACAGCTCCTTGGTTATCGTTGCATCAACCTTTGACGGTGAAATGAAACCAGTGATGCGCGCAAACCCGCCATTGATGGACACTAAACCGCCAACATCATCAGGCCGGAACGTATTGAATGAAGCGCCTGACGCTGTTGATTTTGCCAGGCTGCCATGCGATCCCGCCGTGCCAGCAGAATCAATCAATCCAACTCTATAAACAACGTCGCTATAGTTTACTGCGCCGTATTTATTGCCGACGATGTAGCGCTTGGAAATATACATCTTTGTATTTGAAATGACGTGCTTTACTTTATAAACGCCGTTTATATCGTCAACGCCATCAAGATCAGTGAAGCCCGAAATGATTACACTATTGCCTGCAACATATGTCGCAGCTGCGTGCGTGACAAGCACGTAGGCATAGAGCAAAACCCCATCGTAATGGTACGACGCTCTAGCTTCTGGAGTACCTGCGCCGTATGGTGGAAAGTCCGCAAATGGTGCAATCTCATATTTCGATATTGCATACGATGTGCCAGCCGTGCCTGCGCCGCCAGCTGTCAGCGTGATAGATGCCCCGACAGGGTTTGCTGCCGACGGTTTGAGTGATGCCCTGGGCGATCCTTGAATAGTCCACCTGCCAGGCAGATACTCCATCGGACCAGATATGCCGCCAGCCACGTTTACAACCTTGGCCTCGATGTTGCTCGCGTCAACAATTTTCGTGACCGTTACAACAAGGCCGCCACCAAAATCAATGTATCTCCCAATATCTGCCGTGATGAAATCGCCAGAGTCTTCTTCCGTGCTGTCTATGTAATACGAATACACCGTTACAGTGTTGCCGACTGCGATAGCTTCGCCCGGTGTCGGGTCGGTATCAACGCGTGCGTAGTAATCCGGCTTATAGCCAGACTCCCCAACAGGCACAGACACAAACGGAATGGTGGACAGCTGCCAGCTGTCATGCCCGAATCTTTGCAGCCTGTACGGCTCCACATCCTGATGCACAATGATCAGCGTGTCAGACTTCTGTGCAAAATTGAGGCCATCGAGCTGGTCTTCTGTGTATGGCGTTTCGACTTCATAAGCGGAGCCGCCATCCATGACAATTTCGTTGTCATGAAAGAATCTTATTTTTCTGTCGCAAAACTCCAGCACATAGGACTGGCTTCGATTGAACACAAACGCCACAAGCCTCGACTTGCCCGCAGCGCCATAAGCGGAAGAGCAGACATACCTTGTGCCCGGTCTTGTAATTGCGCCGCCCTGGACAAGTGGAATGACGTTTTCAAGAACAGCTGCCCCGTTTGCATACTTGGCTATATCGACGCGACCATACAGCTTTGGCGACAGCTCGCCAGCTGTAAAGTTTGTCTGGTTATGCGTGACCTTTGGCATTACAGCCTTGACCGTCTGGCTGCAAGCAAGCGGAAATCGCCAAGCGTTTCCGATGGATCATCTTGACCGTCTTCTGCCCTGGCGCGCTTCAGTGTCATCTGCAGCTTTTGCGCCATGTTGGCTTGCATTGATGCCGATGACGTTATGGCATAAGACAAGCGCTCTGCCATTGCAATGGTCATTGCTTCAACCAGCGATGTATCCCATGTGCTGACATCTTCATTGCGGAACACATAGCGCAGCAGCAGCGAGCTTTCATTGCAGAGGATTTTTCTGCCTTCTGTTTTGAAATCTACCTCGCCGCCATACTCCCCAACCGACAGCGTTTTAAGCCAGTCAGATGGCAGGTTGTAGCTGTAGCTGTAATCGTAAAGAGGCGCATCAGCATTTGGCGCAATCTGCTTGCGCTTGATGCAGCAATTCCACGGGTGCGACCGCAGCAGCGTGTCGCGCACATCCGGGTACAAATTGGCGCAGGCAACACCACGATCTGTTGTGTCTGCCATTGTGTTGATGGTCTTTGCACCAAGCATCAGTAATGCATTGCTGCAGATTGAAACTTGAGAAGCCATCACTCACCCCGTAAATTAGAAAAAAGGGGAGGCGTTGCCGACTCCCCTCTTGTACAGCCTTTCAAATATCAGTCGAGAACGTACGCAATTTTCAGCGTCAGTACCTGACCGATAGGGATTGCAGCGCCTGCAACGGTAGAAATCAGCGTGCAGTTGTTGGTAGCTGCAGTGCTGTCGTCGCTGGTTTCAAACTGCGCACCAGAAGCAGACTGCGCTTCAGGCACAGCGGAGCCAGCTGAAGCAACAGAAGTTGCAGCCAGGTGACGGGCAGCAGATGCGGCATCGCCAAGGTTCAGCGTTGAAGATGCAGTGCCTGCCGAGAAATACAGCTTGCTCAGGTTGCCGAGAATGCGCGCACCCTTAGGCAATGAACCCCATGTAATTGTTTCGCCGATAGCTACAGCTACCGCTGGCGTTACAGTCGCTTCAAACAACCGGACGCGGCCATGTGAGCGATTTACTTTTGACTTAACAGGCGGTGTTGCCACCGCGTTGCTTTGCAGATCAGCATTTACAGATGCCATGTCATTTCTCCAGAAAAATAATGGCGAGCCTGTTACAGCCCGCCGTTTTCATTACGCCGCGCAGGCAATTTCCACAACGCCTTCGTCTTCAAGGCGTGCAGCACCAATGGCCATGCGGGCATAAACCTGCACGGAGTTGTTTTTATCTGGACGCGGATCAATTGACGTGTGGATGTCTTTGCCGACACCGAAAGCTACACAGCTTTTTGCCCATGCAAGCGCATAGCCAGTAGTTGCCGTGCCGTCTTTGAAGACACCTTCGTAACGGACAAACTTGAAGCCCAGGAATGTGTCAACCTGACCTTGCACCAGCGCTTTCACGGTGTTGTAGTCAGCAGAACGGATCTCGGTAGTGCCAAGCAAGCTGGTCAACATCTTCGCGTTTACAACAATAACGCGTGAAGCTGTTGCGCCTTGACCGTCAGCAGCCATTGCCTGATCGTCGTCAACTTCTGCTGCGTCAAGCATTTCCTTGGTTGTCAACAGTTTTGCGATGGTCAGGTTGGTGCTGCCGTGGGCAATCTTCTGGCCGGATGGCAGAACCTGCGTGCTTGTGCCGGTGCGTGCTGTGCCACGGGCGGCTGCATAAATCACGCCGTCTTTTTGGCGGTTCAGTGCAGCAGCGGCTGCGGCAACATACGGTGAAGTCGGATCACCCAGCATGCGGATCTTGTCCATCTCATCAACAAGCTCTGCCCAGGCTTTATCTTGAAGATCAATCCAGCGGCGAGTGTGAGGGATGTCAACGTGACGGGTGTCAGCGTGGCGGCTTGCCAAATCATATGCTTCTGCTTTGCCGATACGCTCAACAGATTTTGAAGCGCCGACAATGCCGGACTCCATTTGGCACCATGGGGCAAGGCGCGACTGACGTTGCTGTGACAGCATGCGGAAGTTTGCTCCGTACTGCTGCACCATTGCTTCTGTAATTGTGCTGCTCATAAAATGAGACTCCTGAAATTAGGTTATTGGTTCGCCTTTTTTCAGGGTGTCCATTTCTGGGCCTGTAATTTTTACGCTGCAATCTGTGCGGCTACACACAGGGCAAGCGAGCTTTTCGGTTATCTGATCGCCACATCAGGCCGCTGTCACAATAGTGCGACAAGCTCGCTGTCAATTTCCTGTCATTTTTGCTGTGGGTACTTCTCCGCGTAGTATTTTGCGACACGCGCCTTTGTTGCTGTGTGGTCCGGGTGATCTTCGCGCCAGTAGGCCTCTGATTTTTGCAGCGCCTCAATATCAATCATGCCACCAGACTGTACTGCACCAGGCGACTTGCCTTCCTCAAGCTCTGGACCAATTGCCGCAAGCAACTTGATGGCCTTTGCGTTATTGCCAATGGCCTTGATTATTTCGCTGGCCTCTTCACGCGATGCAGCGTATGCATTGACAACACGCAGCGCATTGCTTGTGTTTACCTTGAACTCGTTATCTGTCGGCCACATTTCTTTCAGCTGCGCCGTGCAATCCGCAGAGGTTTGCTGCGCCTCTGCTTTCATCAGCTCGGCAGCACGCGGCAGAAACTCATTGACAGCAAGGGAAAATTGCTTGTTTGTGAATCCCTCGGCATGCGCCTTGGCTGCAAAATCTTTATACAGCTCATCGCTTTTCAGCTCGTCAACGTCAAAGCCTTCAATGGTCAGCTCTGGCGCATACTCTTCTGCTGTTTTTGGTGGGATGTCACCAGCACCAAGGCGCTTCTCTAGTGCCCGGTAAGCGTCAGCCTGCTTTCTTGCCGATGCCTCGATGTCAACCGTGCCGTCTTCTTTTTTGACGACGTGCTTTTCTGGCAGCCAGCTGTCCGGGCTTGCGTCAGGCGATGGCTCGCCACCTTGCGCGCCAGTTGCCACTGCCTCTAATGCAGTAGCCTCTGCTGCCGCTGCCGCCGTCACCGTCACCTCTGCCGCCGCGCCTGCCTGACCGTCATCAATACCTGCTGCTTCACTCATCTATTTGTACCCCGTTGGCTTGGTTAATTTTTCGAATAATGAACTCGACAACATTGCGCTCGCCGCAATTGACCAGCGTCTGCCTTTCAGCTGCCCGGCCGCCCTTCACATAACAGTCTTTGGCATAGACACGGCAAAGCTCTTCCAGGATCAGCTGGCCGTCTTTGTTGCCCTCGAAGATTCTTGAGTATGTTGACGGGTCAACGGGTCCTGTCATGCAGCCCCGGCTTGTGACATTTGCGTAACGATATTTGGTGCAGCACGCGTCGCCATGTCAGCCATAGCTTGCTGCTGCGCTGCTGCAGCCATTGCCTGCTGCTCTTGTGCTACCGCTTCCTCATAATCCGCTGGTGTGCGCAAACACTCAGGAGGAACACCGCCAGCCTCCGCTAAAATCCTAGCGGTTGCTTGTGCGTCGATAATCTTGACCACATTTCTGTCAACATTGCCCAGCATTGTTACCTGCTGAACGTGGCGCTCAATGGCTACAACGTGCTCTTGCTTCGCAGCCCTTGCCAGCGGGGAGATATACCGCACAGAAAATGATTTACCACCAAGGGACTCTGGCGGCTGCGTCAATGCGCCAGCCCTGAACGCCAAGCCAAAGCAGCGAACAATCATTGGCTGCAAATACTCAGCTTGCAGCCTTCCGTAGATTGGACCAAGCAGCTGCCTGATCAGGTTGACCTGCACCATTACTTCAGTGGCAGAGCGAACCGGGCCACCTTGCGGCTGCAACTGGTCAGCCATCAGGATCTTGCGGATAGCTGCTTGCGCGTTTTGTATTTCTTGCTGCGCCAGCTGCCAGTTACCGCCTGGAGTCAGCGGCTTGATGCTGTCAACAGAATTGGCAATTATTATTTTTCTTGGACCAATCTTGAACGTGCGCGGGTTGATAACGCCATCGTCTTCCGCTATCCACATGCCAGCGATAGTCATTTCAGCACTCGCCAGATGCATGCGCTTAATATCGTTTAGCATGTTTGAATCAGGCATTGCTTCAGACAGCGGACCAATGCCAAGGCATGAATCCGGGATCTTGAACCAGCGCGGAGACACAACAGGAAACTCGTGGAATCCTGATTCCTTCACAGTATTTTTTGTGTCGTGCTCGATAATAACCTGACGGAAAGGCAGATTCTTGGCAAGTTTCGCACCAACCATGTGCATCTTGCGCGGCTCTATCAGCATCAGGAACTTGACGCGGGTATCTGGCGCAGTGTCCACCAGCTTCTGCGTTTTATCGCTGAGCTTATCAAGCCCGAACTCATTTGCGGCCTGCTCTGCGCTCAACTCATATTCACGAAATACGGTATCTATCTGCCCATCTGCACGCGTTGATGACGTGAAAACACTGGCAAGCGGCCACTGCTCGAAAACAATGCCGCCACGCTTCCTGTCTTCGTCGATGAACATGCAGAACCAGCCAGCGCACACCATATCAATGATGGATTCAAAGCCTTCTGCGTCAAAGTTGCCGCCATGGATATTCTCAAAGATGCACTGCGCGGCAGCATCAAGCCAACGCTTTTCATCTTCCGTTTGTTTATTGCCGACAGACAGCTGGAACCAGCGAGAATTGGCGGGGGTCATCCCTGACATAATGGATGAAGCCAGAACCCTCACAGATTCCGTCGTCACGCCGTCCATTATTTGGCTTTGCTTGTCCTGTGAGGATTCCGCAGTGAGCGTCGATCCGGCAAAGCCTTTGCCGCGCAGCGGGTAACTGGCGTTGAAGCAGTCGAGCCAGATTTTTTCTACCGGCTCCCTGATCTGCTTAACAGCCTGGAACCGTTTAATGATGCGCGCTGCTTCGCTCATCAGTCGCCCAGCGCTTTTTTGCCTACACTTTCAAGCGCGGTGTCGTACCCCATGCCGCCATTGGTTTCCATTTTCTGCCCGGCCTGCCTGCGCTTGATGGCAGCGGTCTCTTTGTTTGCCTTCTTTGCGGCAATGGCAGCAGATTGCTGTGCTTCTGCCACAGGGTCGCGGCGCACAACATCAGGTGTCTTTGGTGATCCGCTACACATTAGCGTCAGCCCCGCCGTTAGGGAGCAGCCAGCCTTGCTTTGTGAGAACGCGCTCAGTCAGTTTTGAAGCGTCAATGCTGGCAGCGTCAGGCAGCCCGCCATCAACTTCCACATGCTCGGCATCAGCAACCATAACGTCAGCCTTTGCGGCCTCTGTTGTTTCGCCTGGCACTTGAGTCTTGCAGGGTTTCTTTGGAGCAACCATAACGTCAGCCTTTGGCAGTTAATAGAAAACAGGACAATGTGGATTGTGCATTGCCAGTGCTGTCAATTTCCTGTCATTTTCTTTTTTGTTGGCGGCTCGGTTTTCCCGGTTACAGTGCGCCATATTTTCAGCACCGCCTCGCCAACGTAATGCCTTGGCTCTGTGCCATGCGATTGCATGTTGATGATCGTCGATCTGGAAACGTCGGCGCGCGCCGCTACCATTTCATGATGGACACCGTGCCGCTGAAGGTCTGTGATTATGTAAAACCAGTCTATAGTTTCCACTTGCTTCCATCCCCACGAATGGTTAAACGCGCGCGCGCGAGGCCGCGATTAAATTGCCAGGCCTTTTACAGCCGGGACTAGCCTTAACGCGGCTTCCTCGGACAAAGCTGCTGTGTAAGGGTTGTTGCTGTCACAGCACTTTCTCTGCTGGTGTTACTAGCCACCGCCAGCTGGGCTGCTCTGATCACGCCAAATACTCCTGAATTGTTTGCTTTGCTGCCTGCCAGCCATAGCAAAGCTGTGCCGCATAACCGACTTGCGCCATGCGATCTAGCCACTCCAGCTGCAGGGCTGTTGGTTTGCCTGCCTTGCTTGTCGGTGTTGCTGGTGCCTTCAACTCTATCCAGAGGCCGCAGAATCCGTTTGCTGGTAACGCAAGGAGCAAATCAGATACCCCAGCCTTCACGCCTTGAGCCTTGAGTCTTGCCGCTTCCTTTGGATTGCGGTTGCCTCCGTTAGGTATGGCAACAAGAAAGTCAGACACCAGTACACCGCGCAGCCTGGCGACCTTTGCCCAATCCATCAGGGCTTTCTGGTGGTCATCTTCAAGATGCCTCACAATCGCCCCCTATAAACCTCTGGCGCTCCGCATCCCGCATCATCCGGCCATGCTGCTGGACAGGCTGCTTATCCATTTCGATCCGCACCTGCCGCAATGCTTGCCAAAAGTCATCGGTCTGCTTTTGTGCCTGTGTGGCAGTAAATGGCTCCTGGTCTTTCACGAACACCCCCTGACCAGCCCGATAATGCACAGCAAGGCCAGCACCAGAATGGAGAAAATCACCCTGCCCACGTCCGCATCGCCTTCGTCAATGTCGATGTTCTTTGTGGCGGGCTTCATCTGATCCACCAGGCCAGAGCAACACCCACAATCACAAGGCCAGCTGCTGCCATGACGCTGACCTCAAATGCCCGGCTCTTGCGGCTTGTCCTGCGTATGCCGTGCAGCTCCTGTAATCGGTAAAGCGCTTCCCTGCTTTCACGTTCTGCTTGGTTCATACCCTCACCCCTTTAACGATTAACAAGCCCTTTTGAACCCAGTGCATCTGTGTCTCTGCCAATGCGGTCAGGATGTGCGTTGCCGACAATTCAGAGAATCGCGGACCGTCGATAAACGTATGGCAATCACTGCAGCCAAAGACTGCCATCATGTCTGGCGATTTCATGCCGATACCCTTCTGTCCGCATGGCAAATGACATAGAACCGTGGTCTCTGGATTCCAGTTGCACACACCCGGGATTCTTAGGCTACAGTCCTGCATCCTTGCGCTTTCCCTTAGCTTGTGGCTGATGATTCTCAAGCCGCCTCCCTCTTCTCAATGCTCACCCTGTACTTCTCAATGCTGCGCACTGCGTTATCCCGCTGCCTGAAGTACCGGCTGATGCGGAATATGCCATCACGGACAAACCAGACGCTTTTGACTTCGCCCTGCTTGCTGACCCTGACTGCTCGGCTGTCGATCCAGATGCTCATGCTGCCATCCTCCAAAATGGGTCAGGGTCGCTGACGTAAATCCCGTTCTCGGCGGCTCGCATCTGGATAAATTCGTAAAACTTTGCGAAGTCCGGCTTTTTCAGAATGTCATTGCGCCCCAGCTCGTCCGTTGTTGTGGTGCGAACAGGACGCTTGTGCTTGGCTCCAAACACATCAATTTCTACCCAGCCGAAATACTCACCCAGCATGTATTCATGCAGATCGTTTTTAAGCATCCCGGTTTTTTCGCCAATCTGGATATACGCATGGCCGAACAGGGCGCGATTCTGCCTGCCTGATCTGGACTCCTTGAACGGATCAATGCGAATCTCCCACGGCTTATCAGCTGGCAGGTTGTTCAGAAAGCGCAGAAGGTTGCCCATGATGGTTTCGCGGGTGTTATCTGTCCGCAAGATAAACGCGCTCATACGCCGCCCACAATCATGAAGCCGCCCAGCAACAGCAGGCCAATAAAGCAAAGCCCTGCGACAATTGCCGAGGCCAGATAGCCGGTGTCTGTGTAGTCTTTGTCATCGTTCATGCAAACAAACTCCTTTGCCCGTTGTTGGCTGGATGGTATAGCCAGTACACGCGGTTGCCTGTTACTGGGCATGGCATCTTGATCTGCGACTCAAATATCACTCTACGATTCAAGCGAGGCCGAACAAGGCCGGACACTGTGGATTCCATAATCCCCAACTCCTTCGCAATCTGTCGGCGTGTGCAGCCTTCCGGATGACTGAGGATGCAATCTACAATTGCATCGCCTGCCTGCATCAGCACAGGAAAATGATTTACGAAGGCTTCGATGCTGGTATCACGGACGGCTGTTAGCATGCTTGCTTCCCCTTCTGGTTTTTGAAGTGCGTTGGCCGTGCTGACTTTGTGCGCGGCGCAGTTGAGTAAGCCTTGAACAATCCATCCGGCAGCGCTGTCTTGCGCATCGTTTCAGCCCACGGAATACCGAGCTTGTCAGCGCCTACCCGTTCGCAAAACTCTTCATACGTGCCGTGGGTGTAGCCTGTTGCGATTTCTTCAGCGTTCAGCATTTCGCAGCCCTCTGCTTGTTGAGCCGCGCTTTCATGTCTTCAGCCTTGGCGGGATTTTTCCGCAGCCAGCTTTCAATTTCGGGCCGCTTCCAGTTCTTGAGCATGTGGCGCGCATAGCAATCCAGCAGGTGATCTTTTGTGCTGTTGCCTTGCAGTTCTGCTGGTGCGGAGTTCATCCGAGCCTCGCAGTCTTGCGCTCGTACTGCGCTTTGATGTTTTTCAGAAATTTGTTTTGCCAGCCAAAGTGGTTTTGCTTTTCGTCTGGCCTGCCCATCCAGTAGTCAACAAACTCGTCGTGGTAATCAGCCCAGTTTTCTCGAATGCCTGCGCAAAGCAGTTGGCTTTGGAGTTCTTTGTCCGGGAACCAATCCCTGTTCATGCCGAATGGCGTGATATATATATCTTGATTGATTGATTGATTACTATCTTCTCTGTCATCTTCTCTAGGTAACGCATTTGGTAACGGCACTAGCGTTACCTTTGCGTTAGTTTTCTTATGTTTCGCTACCCTTTTCGCTGTCTGGCAACGCTTTTTGGCGGTTTCGCCATTGTGTGCATCAAAGTTTGGGATGTGGATAACTTTGCCATCGTTATCCAACCAACCTGCTTGCGTTAGTTTTTCGCAGAATCCGGTAACGCCAACTAAACGATCTAGTAACGCCGCCACCGTTACCGGAGCGTTACCGTCTGTTGTGTGTTGATCGAACCATGCCCATACGCGCAACAGCTTTCCAACCACTGCATCGGGATCAATGCCCAGGCTTGATGCAATTGCCCACACTTCCGGCTTGTCAGAGGTTGCCGATTCAAACTTGATCCAGTCTCCAGCCATAACATAACCCCTTTAAACGCCGGCTTTAAGTTTTCGGCGGGTGATCTTCTCTATTTTTAGCTGCCACACCTCTGGGATGTACCCCTTCCTGCCCCAGATAGAAATCTGCGCAGGGCTGGTTCCTATCTTCCTGGCAACGCCAGCCCAGTTGGTTTTGTAGTAGTCTTTCAGGTCATCTCTTGTCATAAATCCTCCAGGTAGCGGAAGATTAACCCGTAAATAAGTTTTATGCAACACATAAATTATTTTTAACGGAACTGTTGACATACGATTAAATCCGTTTAATATAAAGCCCATACCAGCCCAATGCTGGATCAGGAGGCAACATGGCAATCAAAGCAATCTTCAAATCAGGACTCTGGGTCATTACTGCGGTAGTGGCTGGCGAGATTCAGGAATTTGCAGGCAAGCGTCTTCCGCAGGCTGTGGCTTTGTATCGCGCAGAGCAGGAACGGGCTGGGGTGTTTGTAGTATGAGCCTACGACAAGCCCAACAAATCTACGACAACGCCAGCCCGCCTGAAGATCACGATCTGACCAAAGCGCAGGAAGAAATTGTGCGCAAGGTGCTGGACTGGGCAAGCATCCCAGACTTTGTGGATGAGATCAGTTGCAGCCTGTTTCAAGAAACAAAAAAGCGGATTGGCGAGGCCGAGCAAAAGAATCTGGCTGACGAAATCCATGATCTGGTAGCAAAAGCGTTAGGGGTGGCGATATGAGTAATGCAGTGGCAATTGTTCCGCAAGGCGTATCTGAGAGAGGGATTGATTCTGCGCAGTGGAATACGCTGTGCAATTCGCTTTTCCCTGGAGCGAAACATGACAGCATTTTAATGGTTGTTGATTATTGCAAAGCAAGAAAGCTTGATCCGCTTAAAAAGCCATGCCACATAGTTCCAATTCGCTGCAAGGTGAATGGAAATTATGAATGGCGCGATGTTGTTATGGCTGGAATCTATGAATACAGAACAACAGCTCAGCGGACAGGCGATTACCTTGGCCATTCAAAACCAGAGTATGGCGAAACTATCCAGCATGCTGGAGTAAGCGCTCCAGAGTGGTGCGAGATAACAGTGTACCGCTGGAACGAGAGAGCTGGGATGAAGGTAGAGTTTCCTGCCCGCGTATACTTTAGGGAGGCATGCGCACTCAAAGACGGGAAAGCAAACGACAGGTGGGGCAAAGCCCCAATACAAATGATCACAAAATGCGCAGAGGCGGCGGCATTGCGCGAGGCGTTCCCTGATGAGCTTGGCGGAACCACCACAGATGACGAGATGATTGGCAAAACCATTGGAGACGCCAATCTTCCTGATCCGCCAGAAAAGACGCCAGAACAGCAGGTGTTTGAATCCGAGCATCTGCCTTTATTGCGTGACGCCGCTATGGATGGCCTTGCCAGTCTGACTGCCGCATTTAATGCAATGCCAAAAAGCCAGATGAAAACAGCGCTTTGGCTTGAGCATGGCGAGTCTTTGAAATCAGGTGCGTCTAATGCAACTGTTATCACTGGCGAGGTGGCGTAATGGAACAGCGCAGCGATGAGTGGTTCGCAGCAAGGCTTGGCAAGGTTACAGCGTCAAAGGTTTCTGACGTAATGGCTAAAACAAAATCAGGTTATGCGGCCAGCAGAACCAATTACATGATGGCTTTGCTGTGTGAGCGCCTGACCGGAAAGCGTGAAGACTTCTACGTTAATGCAGCTATGCAGCGCGGTACTGATTTAGAAGCCAATGCGCGGTCAGTGTATGAGGCTGAGTGCGGATTACTGGTCTGCGAGACAGGGCTGGTTATTCATTCTGGCATTAAACACTTCGGCGCTTCACCGGATGGCCTTGTTGGTGATGACGGGCTGCTTGAAATCAAATGCCCCAACACGGCTACTCACATTGAGTTTATCCGCACGGGTAAGCCTAAATCAGAATACCAGTGGCAAATGCTGGCACAGATGGCCTGCACTGGTCGCCAGTGGTGCGACTTTGTTTCATACGATGACCGCTTGCCGTCCGCCTTGCAGTATTCCTGCATTCGGTTTGAGCGTGACGATTCCAGGATTGCCGAAATGGAGTCCGAGATTATTAAATTTCTGTCAGAGCTGGCAGATGTTGAAAACGAAATGGCGCAGAAGATCGCAGCCTAAAGCACAACCCCGCCTTGGTGCGACATTCACCAGAAGTAGGCGGGTTCTAATTGGAGATAGTCATGACAGCACAGCATACGCCAGAGCCTTGGTTTATTGACGAATTTGGTGATGTACGCACATCGCTTGATTGTTATGGAAACCTGATAGATATGAATTTGCGACACAACAAGACTCGCATAGTCGCCTGCGTGAATGCGTGTGCTGGCAAAACTAATGAGCAATTAGAAGGCGCGGCAGGTAAATTATTCACCGGAAGCGCAATAGCGTTGTGGTCAAACTACTGCGATTTGAAAGAAAAAA